GATGTGGCAACGTCTGCGTCGATGCTCGAAGCAAGCTGCGAGATACGTGGCTTGAGAACACGCTCTGCGAAGTCGTCCAACTGCATGGTCAATTCAGCGGTCGTGAAGTTGACGCCGATGTGCTTCTGGTTGGCAACGGTCAGAGTTGTGAACTGCTCGTTGTCGTCCTGTACCTGAAGGGCTGCGCCATCAGTTACAAGTGCGCGGTCTGGAAGACGGATACGCAGGGTTGAACCAATTTTAGCACCTTCAACAGCGAAGCTGTCGTCGTACTGACGGTTTACGTTACGTGTAAGAACCAAGTTGTTTTCGAGAATCTCAAGCGCCTTGCGCGTGATCATGTCGATGGTTAAAATCGAGTTACTCATGGAAATAATCCTAAATTATCGGTTGCGTTGTGCCTCGTACTTCTTGATCTGCCGTAGCCGTTCTGCCTCGATCCAATCTGACGTACTCATGGACTTTACCGCCCGTGGGTCTGTCGTATCAAATGTCGGCGCACCAGCGGTGCGGGCAGTGACAGGTGCAATCGGTGCCGGGGCGTTAGAGGTTTTTTTAAACGTAGGTTCGGCTGTAAGCCGCGCCTCGATTATACCAATTTCCCTAGCTTGCAAAATGGGGTCCATACGCGAGATACGCTGGGCGTCTTTTTGGTTAAGCCCTAAGTGATAAATCACGTCGGGACCAATATCTGACGCTTGTATTGCTAGTGCCATCGCGTCGGTGATTGGAAGGCTGGGGTTATAGGCGACTTGTTCAAAGTCGTCATATTTGTCCCGCGCCGCCTCTTCACGTTCGTGATAAGACTCTAGCATTGCACGTTGCTGGCTGTCCTTTTCACGGCGTGCCAGCAGTTCTTCGGCTTTACGTTCGGCCAAAACCTCTGCGTAATCCTCATAAGTCTCAAATTGATCAGGGGTAATGTCGTGGATCGGCTGCTGCCGTGCCTGCATTTCCTCTGCTCTTTGAGCCTGTTCGCGTTCCCATTTACGCTGCTCTCTTGCGAGTCGTTTGCCTACAATGGCGTCCAAGTCTTCTTGTGTGAAGGTCTTGGGTGCTTCCTGCTCAGCAGACTGCTCTTCCGGCGTCGTGTTTTCTACAGGCTCGATTGCTGCCGTGGCTTCGAGTTCTGGCGCGGAGGCATCCGCTTCGGTAAAGACATTATCGTCCATGTTTAACCCTTAGAGAGTTCCTGATGAGCCGCATCAGTACGGTTGGTGGCTAGACTACATCATTTGATGCAGTCTGGCAATCTTGTTAAGCAGGGGTTACGCTAACGGACCCATCCACGCAATCCCACGGAGATACATCAGTCGCGCCCCGCGCGCGCATCATGCGACGGTTAGTAGTATCCCAAACCATAAGACCTTCATATTTTCCTGCCGTATTAACGGTTGATGCTTTGTTTGAGATGTTGGTGGCAGAAACACTTGGTGTGTCTATAAGCGACCAAGATACTTGTGTTAACGCCATGAAAACACCTTTTTTATGTTAGGGTTATATTTTCGTTCCGCACAATCGGCGAAAATTCCGCGCCCGCTAAAGGCGTTGAAGCACCAGTTAAAGCAGATATTTTTTTTGTCAGCCATATCTCAACCTTTAAGCATTTGGTGTAGTAATGTACGCAGAAATTGTCATTTCGTTATAGAAAGGTGAGGTCACATCTAGAGCAGCCCCAGCGTTGTCTGTATACATAACAAACGAAATTTCATCGCCGGGGGATGCTTCAGGAATGATAGCTATCGCTTGTCCACCTCCAGCAATCATCTTACTTTGTGCAAGCCGACGATTGCTAAAGCCTTGGTCTGTGCTTGTGTAGTTAACCCAAACCGCTGGGGCAGCACCTAAAGCACCCGAAACGATATAGTTTGCAACAACCATAATGCTGCTCAAACCGCCCGGCGGAACCGTAAATACACCCGTTGCGGTGTTGTAATAATCCGCCAATACAATGCGATTGCCGTTGATCCCAGTGCGAACAGTATCAAACAGAAGAGGCAATGCGGCTGTTCCAAGCCCTGCTGTAAACGCTGCATTTCGAGTCACGCTTAAAACCGTCTGGAACGGAACTTGCGGTGGCAAGCCCGGATATGAAGCTGCGTTAGTGCCGTAATAAGCACCTTCGCGGTACATATCCTCAAAATTGATCTGTGCTTGCGTGTTAGCGCCAAGCGCAAATGGACGTTTATTTAACGGCTGTGTAAATCTGAACTGGTTATTTTTAGTGACAAACCGTCCAGTAAAATAGTTATTGAACCGGAAAAAATCAGGTTGCGGCGAAAGAGCCGCATAGTTGTAGAAATCCAATCGGCAATTTGTCAGCGTTACGCCACCTGAGTCTACAGCGTTATTTACCGCAGAAAGATTGTTGACCCATATAAAGGGCTTGCCGTAAACTTCAGACTCACACTGGCTTAGGCTAATATATCCAGTGTAATACAAGCCATCATACAAAACCTGATTAAGTTCAAAAATAGGGTAATCGTCGGTTTCTGCGCCGTAGAAATAACTGTTTTCAGCGTATATGCGACCGCCAAAGTTTTTGACTGTGGTTACATCTTGACCGTTCCATGCAGCGTCTTCGCCGCCTACCAAGACGCAGTCGGTAAAAGAGCCAACGGTAAATAGGCCGTACATTTCCAAACCGTTGCGGCACTGATTGGTGACGCACTTGTTGAAGAACATTTCCGACAGACTTACCTGATTGACACCATTTTCGCCGATGCGAATAGCCAGCTTACAGCGCCGGAAGGTAATGTTATCGTAACGGCCATAGCCGCCTTTAATCCAAAGCGTGCTGTCGTAATTGCTGTTCAAACCGCCATCAAAAATCAAACTTCCAGTGATCGTTAAAAAGTTTGTTGAAAGTTTCAGCGCGTGCGTCTGTGCGCCAGTTGGACTAAGAAGTAACGTGGCCGTATCAGATTGAATGGTTGTAAACTGCTCTGTTACCTCAAGCGAGGTAATAAGATATTCGCCTGCTGGTATTACAACCGTTTTAGGTCCAACTATATCAAGAGCAGCCTGAATAGCCGCCGTATCATCTGTCACACCGTCGCCAGTAGCGCCGAAATCCATGACCGAAACGGTTTGCGCCAGCTTAGCTTCGACGTTGGTAGCCACGCTACCAGCAAACGGCGGATCATAGCTGACAATCGACGCGTCTACAGCGCCTGTGGTCGTCTGCACTGCGGTCGTAAACTTCACTTCGCCGCCGACGTGTACGCCAGACGTAAACGTCACAGTGTCGCTGTCCGTTTCCAGATAGCTGTCCCCAACATACTGGTTCACGCCGTCGATGTAGACCGACAGCGAGTTTGTGCCGGGCGTGTAGTTGATCGTCGAGAGGTTGAACACAGTTTGGCCGGCGGTAGCCGTGATGACTTCTTCCTGCACCGTGTAGTTGACGAAGTTCGAGTTAACGCCAGTGATGTTGTCATAAGTACCAAGCAGGATGCCTGTGGCTGTTTCGATGACAAACTTATAGACCAGACCGTCAGTCAACCAAATCTCACCGCCCGGTACGCGTCCTGCGCTATCCAATATGATAGGGTTTGCGTGCGGCGTAGTGCCTGACGCGCTGGTGTACGTCGCCTGCGGCGTAGTCGTGCCGGCTGCATAGGTATAAATCTTGCCGCCCGACAAAATAACGCCGTTATTGTCGAAGAACTGCGCTGCAAAGCCGCCGATGGGTGAAGGGGTTACTGACATCTAATTACTCCAGCAGCAACAATCCGCCGTCCTTTTGGACGAGGTTGTCAAGAAACTGCCAGCTTACGCCAGCAAAACAAGAAAGACTTACAGCCATTCAAGATTCCTTATCCCACTGCATCCAGTGCAGCGGCAGTAGGTTTGGGTAAACTTGAATGGTTCCATTCAGCGATGTAATCACCTTTGCCATCAGAATCGTTTTGCAAAGTAATTACGCCTGAAGCAAAATCAAAATTTTGCAGTTCGGGGTAGATAGTTTTTATTTTTTCGGGGAGTGTCATCATGCCGCCCTCACTAAAGTGCCTTGAAAGAAAGTAGTATTTTTATCATTGCTACTGATGGTCAAAGTGCCGACCCCATCCAAATATACCCATATTTCGCAATAGTCAGTTGACCCATTAAAATACATGATATTGCTAGCGGTAAAAATCCCAAAAGAACCAAGCGTAAAACCGTAATCTAATGTGCGGCCATTGTTTGCGCCGCTACCATTTTTACGGAAATCGGCAATTAAGCGAGTCACACTTGTGCCGGCAACTGATAGTTTCAAATTCAGTTGATAATATCCGGCGACAGTGGGGGTGAAAGTGCTGGATGCAAAATTGTTGTTCGTGTCGTATTCCTCAGACCCCAGAGTGGCTTTGGTATAAACACCAGCAGTCAGAGTTTGAGCCACGTCGCCAAACGCGCTAAACGTAGGGTTTTTACTTGCCGCAAACCCGCTCACCAAATCCGCAACAGCAACTTTTTTAGTTACGTTGCTTTGAACAAGAGGGACAACCTCAGTACCTGTAAGAGGCGTTGATGCGCCCGTAAGTTGAGAAATTTTTAAGTCTGCCATTTTTTACTCCAGTAGCAACAAACCGCCGTCCTCTTGGACGAGGTTGTCACCATTTTCAGTTTCGAGGTTGCCCTGCGCTTGATCCGGACCATAGCCCGAAAAAAACGAGATAATGCTGCCCAGACCGAGCGCAATACCGTTACGAAGGGCGCCACCAAACCCCATATATTAATTCCGGTTGATCGGCTTGGCGTACACCGTACCACCTGTGGACACCTGAATGGCGCTCACGCGCCAAGGTGCGCCGTTCGTGTTGACAGTCAGCACAAAAGGAATTGGCGTAAATGGCGGGATTGGCGTGCTGGCGGTCGTAGCTACAGCGCCGACGCCTACTTCGACGTAGCAAGCCTGATCGGACCAGACCACAACGCCTTGCGCGCCGGGAGGCCATGTGGACGTGTTACCAGCAGTGCCGGTATACGCCACGCTGTATGCAGGATAATCAGCTTTGCTTAGTGGGTTTAAGAGTTCCATAGCGCGTCCTTATGCGAGAAATTTCAGTTTATACAGCGTGCTGTAATACAGGCCAAAAATCTCGTCGATAATGTTTTGAAGTGGGGTACACTCCTTATCGACGACTTTATACCGCATTTCCTCAAGTTCGTCTACCTGACCTTCAAGAAACTCGACAATGTTGTTGGTTTTCTTAGCCGACATCAGCGAAATAGGTCCGATGAGGCCATATTTGCCTTGATAAGCCTCTGCAAAATCATCTGCTAAGTCAATGATACCTGTGTAGAATTTCTGCAAGGCTTTATGTTTTGCGTAGCTGCGCGTGTTCAGGTGCGTCGAGTGAGCCACATCGCGCGCAAGAAACAGTGTACCTATAAAATCAGCGCAACTCATTACATCATTCCTTCAGGGGCTTGTTCAGGCATTTCCATTGGCATCTCAGGCTGCTCACCCATCTCTGGGGCTTCTGGCATCTGTTCTTCCATCTGCGGCACTTCGCGCATTTCAGGAGAACCGCCGATCAAGTCGCCTGTATCCAGCGCGCCTGCAATCGTACCCATGACAATATCCTGAATTTGCTCAGGTGTCATGCTGTTTTGTACAGCAGAGATACGCTTGGTTTCGGCTTCGTAAGCCTGCACTTCAGCCTTGTACCTGTCGATGGCAATTTTCTGCTGTTCTGCGCTATCTTGGATGTTCTCCATGATGTCAGAAACGCGGTTGAGTTCTTGCGACAGAGCCTCAATCTGCTGCTTGGCGGCCATGACTTCAGGCGATTGGTCGCCTTCTTCCAAGACTTTCGGATCAAGGATTTTCTTAAACCGCTTCGCCATTTCCTGCGCTCCGGGCCAATCCATGTTCTTGATGAACAGATCGCCCGCCACAGTCCAAAGCTGCGGGTTGGATTGCAGGATCATCGACATAGCATCAAGTGCTTCTTGGCGCTTGGTCATGTAGCCGGGGCCAGTTGTGACCATAACGTCGTATGTGCCGACTGACGGGTTGTAGATTTTCTCAATCAAACCGCCATTTTGGTCACGAATTTCCCTGACAGGCTCTGGCTGCGTAGGGTCGATTTTGACCATGCTGACTTCGCCATCAACACCGATGATACGCGCGATGCGCTGTGTGTCGTAAATCTTAGGGATAATATCGACAAGCTGGCGGGTGATGTGACGGATCGCACGAGCAAGGTTGTCAACATAATGGTACGTGCCAACATCGCCCTGCTTTTCGCGTGCGACGATGGCTTTTGCAGACCGTTCGTTGCCTTGTTGGCCCAATGAGGCGTCATACTGGCCGGTGGTGGACTTGATGTCCTCACCAGCACCCATTTTAGCCTGTATCAGCCCTGTTTGCGGCAGCGGTGGGGCTGCACGCTGCGGGAGCGGCAATACGTTCCCAGCGCCGTCTGTAACGTCTGGGTTGACTTCCAAATACGGCCAGTTGGTCGTGTTGGCAGTCTTCCACTGGTTCTCATAACCTTCGAACTGACCGCCATAGGCGATAAACGGTGCTTTTGGCGCCAGCGCCAGCATTTCTGCCTCTTGGCTGGTCCAGTAGTTGTACATGCGCTGTGCGTCTTTGGCGTTACGCACCAGACCGGACACGTAAATCTGGCCCTGAACCTCAAATTCGTTACCTACGACGCGCACGACAGGGATATACTTGCCCGGCCACTCGCGTTCGTCCAGCACGTCATAGCCATTGGTCTTCATCCACATGACTTTTTTGCGGTCTACTTCGCGTGTGCGGACAGGCTTGCCGTACATAGCGCGCAGTTGCTTATCCATCGGCGTATCTTTGAACGCCGTGACGTTATCTGGGTACAGATTCAGCGTCTCGCGCTTGCGCTTATAGTAGAAATACTCCGCGACGCGGATAGTGTCTTCGTCCAGCCATGCCGACATGCTTTCATCGCCAACAGCGGTTGACAGGATCGACGAAATGGGTGTCGCGTCTGGAAACTCGCGCTCATACTCGTCTTTGGTCATATCCTGTGTGACAAAGCACCATTCAGCGTCTGCACCGCATGGGTCTTGGATCGTAGGGTCCATGTAGACGCTGAAAGCGTTGCGGACGCGCATAATCCGCACGTCTTGGTCGAAAGTCTCTTCGTTGCAATATTCCGTAATCAGACGAATATAGCCTTCGCCGTAGGTGACTTGGTTGTCGCAGGCTGTGTCGTAGGCTACGTCCGCATCGGACATATACTCAATGTGCCGCACGACACCGTCGAAGATCGCTGCCACTTCAATGTCAGCATTGTCATCGACAGGGATTACCTTACCGGCAGGCCGGTTTTGACGCTGTTCGTTCGTCACCTGACGGACGTGCTGCGGCAATTTGTTAATTGTCAAGCAGGGTCGTGCGTTAATTGTCTGGCCTTGCACCGCGCCGCGGGTCGCCAACACGTCAGCAGGCCACTGCCACTGGTTGTCTGGGCTGCCCGCCATAAACCGAAGGTCGTCCAGTTCGTCTTCACGGCTGTCCGAATAGGCTGCCATAGACATCTGTAGCCGATGGCGCATGGTTGCCATTGTATCAGGGTCACCGCGGGTGTTCGCTGGATCGCTACCGATGTCAGCTACATCGCCTACCTTGTTAATACCTGTCGGATCAGCCATTGTGGTTACTTTTTACCTTTTTTGCCAAGGATTTTGTTAGCCTTAGCGTCAATCTTGGCCTTAGCCGATGGACTCAACTTGCCTGCTTTTTCCATTTGTGTAGCGCGCGCTTTAGCGTTCGCAGCATGAGATTTATCAGGCATTGGGTATTTACGCGACCCCGGCAACCCAAAATCGCTCTTAGGTAGCTTGTTGCGGGTCTTGGTCGGTAGCTTTGCCATTATTTTTTACCTTTTTTAGCGGCTTCACGCTTCACGCTGTACGCGATTGCGACCGCCTGTTTGACAGGTTTTCCGGCTTTTACCTCGGCCTTGATGTTCTTGCGGAACGCGGCTTTGCTGGGCGACTTGACCAGAGGCACTTTATTTCTTCTTTGCAGGCGTTGGCTTCATCGACACGGTCGTGCGGATGACTTGCACTGGCTTTTGCATTTTCATCGGTGCGCGTCCGCCGGCTGCGCTTGTCGTGCCTTCACGCGCTACCGCTTCCATTGCGCGGCGTGCGCGGGCTGGGTCACGGTTAGCGATTGCAGCCCGTTCAGAGGCTATTGTGCCAGCTTTATAGAGTGCTTTGCTCTTATTGCCGTAAATATCTTTCTTACCTGATGGCATTTACTTACCCTTCTTAGCTGGTTTTTTAGCGGTTTTGGCGCTTTCTCTGAAAGCCTTGGCTGTGGGGGCACCTTTGGTACCCGGCTTACGCATTTTTTCGCCTGATCCGGCGGCAATGCGGGCTTTTTTAGCGTGGATGTTGGCGTATAATCCGGGTTTCATGGGCATTTCCACCTTTTCAAACTAGCTTTGGCGCGTTCGCCGTTCTTTGCCTTGGCTGCAACAGCCCCCATGCGGGCGCAGAACGACGCTTTGCGTCCTGCGTCAGCCTTTGTCTTCGGGTTAGGTGCTGGCGCCTTCAATTTGCTGCCTGTTGCAGCGTTATATTTCGCTCTACCAGCGGCAGTCAGGCCCGCACCCTTCGACACAGGCAATTTCTCGCCACGGCCTACGGACAACGATACTGATTTTTTCTTGCCCGCCACTAGCTGCCCATCCAACTTGTAGAATATCCAGATGGAGAATACCCGTTTGACGCGCGTCTGTCAACGCGTCCTTGTCGTGGGTCTTTAGATGCCACAGGAAAGGCAAATGTCACCGCTATGGCGTCCGCTGCGTCAGGTGACGCCAGCCCGCGTGACTTCATGTCCTTTTTGCTTTCAAGGAACAGCGTACCCTTGCTATCCGGCTTGGTGCGCGGGCTGATGAGGTCAGTCTTCAGGAAGCGATCTGAGGGGATGTGCGCCGTTTTGAGCCACTCACGCATGGAACCCCACATCTCTGCGCGCTTGTTGCCCCACATGATCTGGTTCTTGGCCTTGTTGCCGAAGTTCACGCCGCGTATCTTGTACCGCTGCTCTTTCAGCCGGTCTACGACGCCTGCGCCTAGCCCGCCTTCGTCGATGCACACCAGCGCCGGCTTGAACTGCTCTATGGCGTCGATGACGTAGCCGGCCACTTCCATAGTGTCCGCGCCGCGGTGTCTCCGCAGTTCCAAGATATCACGGCCCTGCCGCACGGCGATGACGGTGGCGTCCGCCCCAAAGCGTGCAGGGTCCACCCCTATCACGATGGGCGCGCTGTCATCCTTGATGGGTGGCCGCTTCATGGCGTCATCGACCAGATTGCTGCCGATGAACTGATCGTCGCCTTCTGACGGGAAGTTACCGTAGACTTCGACGCTGGCTTGGTAGCTGTCTGGCCCGTACTCGTCGATGATGCGCTGGTACAGGTTTTTGTCTGTACCCTCGACATCGCGGGCGTCGATGGTGCGCGTGCGCCAGAACGCCCGCTTGCTGTGGAATGTTTCGTAGAAATAGCCTGTGTTCCGCCGCGGGTTGGAGAAGGCCAGATGGAAGCGGTGCGGCGTATTCTCCGTGAAAAAACCATCAGACACCGACCAAATCGAGTCGGGAATACCGCTGGCTTCGTCGAAGATCAGCATCACACCGTCGAAGTTGTGAACACCCGCGTATGCGTCAGGGTTCTCTTCAGACCACAGCCGGCCCTCGACTGACCAGTAGCGCGTACCTTTCTTGAGGTCACGCTCGACCAGTTCCGTCAGCCACTTGGCTGGCATGATGCGTGTGGCGGCTATCTCGAACCAGTGACTGTTGAGCGACATCGCCAGCCACTTGGTAATTTCTGCCCATGTTACGGAGCGCAACTGCGCTTCGGAGTTCGCCGACACGATGGTGGTCGAGCCGATGCGTGACGATAGCATCCATATCACCAGCCAACTGACGAGGGCCGACTTACCAATACCGCGGCCTGACGCCACAGATTCTCTGAATGTGTCGTAGTCAACCTTGCCGTTATTCTCTTTGATGTGGTCGCGCAGATCACCAAGTATCTGCCGCTGCCATTTGCGCGGGCCGGGGAAATGCTCCAGCGGTGTGCCTGCTTGGCCCCACGGGAATGTGTACAGCACAAATGCTAGGGGGTCATCTTTCAGTGTGGGCGACCACAGCCGCGCCATCAACTCCATCTCGTCTTGCGCTGAATATATCGGCTGCTGCATGTGTGTTATCCTCTAGCTGGGGCAGTTCAGTGTACAGCCCCTCAATGACGCGCGACTGTGCTTTTTCCAGCGCGCCTGTAATGCTTATCTGTTGGTCGATGTTCACGTCGATCTGCTGCTTGGCTACCCAGCCGTGCTGATGCTTGAGTATCTCCAGCGCAGCTTTGCTGTCGCCATCGCGTGCCGCTTCGTACATGGTTTTGGCTGCGGTGTACTCACCATCAGCGCGGCCTTTGATTTCTGCCATCTCGACCAGCGGGTCAGCGTCGGCCAGTACGCGGTACTGCCGCGGGGTCAATCCAGCGGCCATAGCGAGACTGTCACCCTTCAAGCCGTAGCGGGCTGCTTCATAGATCGCCTCTAGCCGCGCTTCGGTGGCTTGCGTGCGCTCAGGTGTAAATGGCAGTGAGTAGAAAGTCATGCTTGCAACCCTAACGCAATCTCAGCACCTTTTCTAGCTGCGGCGGCTTCTTCCACTGAAGCATACGAACCTAAATAGATATGTTTGCGGTTTACGCTTATCCTAGCTTCCCAGCTTTTACCCTTAGATGTAACGCTCACACCTTTTTCTCCAGAGGATGCGCGGCCAGCAACGTTATGACAATTAACAGATCGCGTGACGCAGCGCAAATTGTCAATGCGGTTGTCTAAGCGGTCACGGTTTATGTGGTCTACGTCGGCAGCCGGCCATTCGCCATGTACCCAAAACCAAGCAAGCCTGTGCGCCGGCGTAGCTTTGCCATCAAAAGATAAATACCGATAGCCTTGGGGCGATATGCACCCTGCAACATCCCCGACCTTTTGCTTACCCCAAGGAGTGTTGCGCGTAAACGCGCCCGTAGCTGGGTCATAAGTGTATTTGGCTTTAAGTTTGTCGAGATCGGTCACAAGCAAACTATACTCTGATTTTTTTAAAAAACAAATAATAAAAAAAATTATTTTGTTTGCGGACCATGCCCGTGACAGTCACGCGGCGCTCGGCCCTCCTACCCTCCCCTCCCTGCTCGAAGCGTTCTGGTTTTGTTCTATAGCGCAGATTCTGGGTTGGCCTTTTCCTTTTGGCTGACAACAGTGTCAGTAAAAAACATATTGCTGGCTGGCTATGTTGCGGTGCAACATTTTGCATGGGACGTCATGGACGTCATGACAATTCAAGTTGGTTTGCGTGGGCGTTTTGCGTGGGTGTTTGGGAAGTGTGACATTTTTGCATCACGTCAAAAACGTCAAGTTGCCATGACGTTTCAAGTCGCCGTAAAAATACACGGGTATTATAATACCTCTTTTTTTCATCCATAAACAAATATCATATCAATGACAATTTAACTTCCCTCACATCCCAAACCCGCTGGCTTCTGCCATTTTTCCGGTTGTCATTTCGCCTCGCAAAACAACCACCCAAACAACAACTTTTCACCCTTTCACGACATAAAGTTATCCACAGATTTATTTTCATCAGGAAACTTTTTTTTAGCGCAACACATTTTGTTGTTGACTATGTTAGTTTGAGGGTAGATAAGAGGGTATCAAGACAACAAGGAGCAATACAATATGACACGCAAAACACCTTGGTGGGAAACGCACCTTTACACATACGCAATCGCTTGCATCGGCAACATCGGCGTATCGCCGGAGAACAAGGCCAAGATGCGCGCTAAGGCAATCAAATACGGCCACACCGAAGGCGAGTGCTTGTGCGTGGAAAAGAACCCAATGATTTACGCTCGCACAGGCAAGTTTGCCTAACACCACCGGAGCGCGGAGCAATCCGCGCCGAGGATGGCGCTAGTGCCAATTATAGGAGTGGGAAACTATGGAAATTCAAGAAAACCTATGTGCAAACGCAATCCGCAAGATTGCACTTCTAATCACTAAGGCCAGCGACCTTGGCATGAACCTGTCAGGCTACGGCCATGCTGCCGAAAACAACAGCAACGGCAACGTCTATCTGTGGTTAGAGGATTACCCCTTTACGCTTTACATCCCGCTAGGCGGCGATGACGCAATCCATGCTTGTTGGTCGAGCCTATACACCGACCATGAGGAATTGATTGATGCTGACGCGATGACGCTGCACGACCTCGAAGCATGGGCAGACACTTTAAACGATAAAGACACTGATGCAGAAGTGGATGCAGCATGACACACGCACGACAATGCACCGCTTGCGGCGCTGGCATGAACGAGGGCTACGTCATCGAAGGTGCAAACGAGTATTATTGCAGCGACGAGTGCTTGCACAAAAACGTCACGCCTGATGAATTTTCAGATTTCTACATAGGCAATATCGACGATGACGATGACGATGCCGACATTGGCGATATCCAAATATATTGGACTGAATGGGAAGAGGAACTGACAGCATGACCGCGCATATAGCAATCAACGCATTTTTCTGGGGTGTCTTAGCCCTATCAATCTACGCAATCATTAAAACAGTGAGGGAAGCATAACATGGCTTTTGATTACTACGCCGCCGCGCAAGAGCGCAACCGCCGCCGCAAACTGATGCACGATGCCGCGCCTGACTTGTTGTTGGCGCTAGAAGCGGCATCCGCATACATTCGCAAGAGCGGCTACACTGACCGCGCCGAATGGATGGATGTCCGCGACACCATCGAAACCGCAATCACTAAAGCAAGAGGAGCATAACATGAGCGATAAAGAAAAAATGTCGTTGGCGTTTGACATACTAGTGAGCGCCGATGTGATGCGGGAATATGATGACAATATTTGGGTTTCGATAGACCGCGAGTCGTGGGAAGCATTCTTTGCAGATGAGGAGCAAGATTAATGACAGAAGACCGCAACTATCTACGGATGCTATCGGACAGCGAATTAGTCCGCACGGCATTAGACCGCAATCACGAACTGGCTGTTGTGCTGGCAGAGCGCCTAGCCGAACTGTTGGACGTTGAAGACCAACTAGAGGCCGCGCAAGACGAGATACGCGAATTGACCGCAAGCCGCGACCACTGGCAAGCAGAAGCCGATATGCTGCAAGCGCAACTTGAGGCCCAATGATTGCGGTAATCGCTGGAGCCGCTCTATTCCTATTGACCCTATTATTAGAGGATTGACCAAATGAACAAATATCAAATTGCAATCGTTGCGATGTTAGCCGCGCAACTGTTCACCTCCTTTCTGCTATGGGAAGCTGTCAAGCGCGGCGACAAATGGCGCGATATGTGGACACGCGATGTAGCCGAATTGCTTTACTGGAAGCGCAACGGCATCCTGCGCGACCCGCTCACTGGCAAATACCGCAAGCGGGACAAAAGCTAATGGATTACGCCATACGCAAGCAAATAAAGCACCTGTGTAGCTACATCAGCGACAGAAGCGCCGTGTTGCAGCACATCAACAGGGAACACAACCTACGCCTGACGATGCGCGACATAGACGAAGCCGCCACCACGCGCCACCGCGCACGGCGGACAGACCTTGAGGCCATGATACCATCGCCGCTGATTGTGACGCACAAAAGCAAAGGCTACGACCCGCTGGCCTTGGCGCTGTTCAAATACCATGCAGCGCGGACGTTCGGCCCTGAGCAAGTCTATTGGCTGGACAGACTGAACGACCGCAAGCCCAAGCCGACAACTACAATCGAACTGTAAAGGACAAACCAATGATTAAGACACCACAGCAAGCCGCACCTATGGGGCGCAAGCATCGCATATCATCCGACAGCGCATGGCCGCTACGCGGCCTCGATGGCAAGACCTTCGCGGAACGCCGCGCAGAACGCGAAAAGGAGCAAAGCAAGTGAGCAGCCGCAATCTGCCGCACCATCTGTATGTCTACGTTGACAGCGCATTTATACGCAAAGGCAAGCCGCGCTACGAACCCGCTGTGTGGTTTGCGTTACGTTCGACACCAAACCGCGCATGGGGCTGCCATGTGATGCTGGAGTGCGGCGCGGTCTACCGCAACCTACCGCCGCACGCGCTGGCGTTTAGCGATAGTCCTGACTATTACTGGACGTTACAACAGGCCCAAGTATGGGACTGTTACGGGACGCAGTTTGACGTTATCCGCTACGACTACCTAACAGACCTAACGGCGCGTTACGATGGCACTGACAGCCGCGCAACATGTCTATTTACCGCTTGCCCACACAGTGACGGGTTCAGCGCAGCACCAGAACAAAGTAAGGAATTTATGTTTATGAAAACTGAGGGCGACCGTCTGCTGATCCGACCGACCAACATGGTCTTGTTCGAGGAGCGCAGCTTCACCATCGACACAGGCTGGCCGACTGACATTAAAACATCAACGCAAGTATGGGGGTGTGAATAATGCCTAGACCAATGACATACCCCATAGGAACGCTGGAAGTCGGCGAGAGCGCTACCATGCCAGCCACCAAGAAGGGCGATGCCAAGCGCACCAGCCGCAACGTGAGCCAATACGGCATACGCAACGGCAAAGCCTTCAAGTGCCGCACTGTGGGCGGCGTAACCTTCATAACTAGATGGATGTGAGCAAATGGATGACGATGACGAATACGCACTGCCCGAACGATATATCGAACGCGCAGGGGAAACCTTAGCCTACCGCCTCATGGAATATCTGGAGTTTCTAGGCGTGATAGGCAAAGACCATGTGTCCTATCTGCGCTACCCACCCATCGAATTGATCGAGGACGCAGAAAAAGCATTAAAGGATGAGACATGACAGACGAAGCAATTAGCGTTTTGAACGCCCTACCCGAAGAAGAAACGCAGTTAATGATGGAGCGCCTTGGCGACCTTCAAACATGGCTGTGCCTTTATGCCTGCCACATTGACGGCGCAAGCGATGCACTCGACATAGTGCAGGAGGCCAGAGGGCACATTATCACAGCGGCAACTGGTGCAAAAAATGCACAGGTTCATCGTTATCGGAATAACGATATCGAAGCTGACCCGCTGGTGGAGGTGATGAGAAGGTTGGGCTGGTATAACGCAGACACCGATGCCGCTGACCTTCGCGTAACACTGGCCGACTTTGGACTGGAGATAAGGGAGAAGGGGCAGTGACCAAAATTGCGCCTAAGCACCGCAAAGGCACTACTGCATCCACCCGCCGAATTGCGAAGCGGTTAAAAATACCGATGACAAAGCCCCGCACGATACAGGAACAAAGCAAATGACCCTGCGCCAATTCCTGTTCGACAATTTCGGTTGGGACATTTACGAATGGGCCGATGACGAGATTAGGTTTTAAAGTCCCGCTGGCCGAAACCAGCGGGGACCACCGCCGCAGCGATGGTGTGGAAGAATTAAAAAGCCCCCTGCGGAGTGAGGACGCAGGGGGCTTAAAAAGGTCAGCGGAGCATTGCCAACCCTATCCATATATCATTGCAACCAAATGGTTGTCAATTCCTGCCTAAGTTTGGCATGATGCTCGACTTAGGTAATTCCTCTGCCATGCGGCGCAAGTCTGCCTTATTGTATTTCGCAAGCACATCAGGCGCGGCAAAGATATGCTTCTTGTTTTGATATTCTTTCGAGTTGATGCGGCCCACGTCAACCCAGCCAGCTTCTTTGAGAGCGTGTAGCAGCGCCGCCTGTGGAACCTTCACGCCGGCAGGGACGTTGACTGCCAGTGCATCGCAGATACGATGGAACGGCCCACCGATGACGCCATCGGAGAACACGCCCGACCGAAGCCGCATCATGTCCACAAGATAGCTTTCCGCTACGCTCATGCCATGCTCGACCATGTTCAGCTTCCATTCGGTGACTGGCGGCGCAGCCGCAGGGTTGAACGCCGACACGTCGCGCTGATGCAGCCAAGCAGCGCACTTCTCATAGCCGCCGCTTTCATACCAGCCCCACAGCTTTTTGGCTGCGTCTGGTGCCATACGCGGCGCGTGCGTCCACACGCAGAACCAACGCCTGTCCTGTGTCGGCAGCGTAATAGGTAGCGGATCGTTCGTGTAGGCAATCACCATCAGGCGGTTGACCAACTCATAAGGGTGCATACCCTTGCGGTTGACCGACAGCGTTTCAGGCGGTGCAGCAATCAGTGGCTTCAGCTTGTTAGCCATAGCGCGGCGCTCACGCGCCTCTGGTTCCTTCAACTCGTTCAGGATGACAACCTCAGCCTCAAGCGAATAGCCCCACTGGCTGTCCAAGCCGCCAGCCTCAATGACTGACCGATTGCGCCAGTGCTTGCCGCCAAGTGCCCACAGGAACGGCTGAAACATGCTGTCCTTACCAGCGCCTTCATCGCCGCCAATCAGGATCGCATGGTTAATCTTGATGTTTGGATGCTGTATCTTGAACGCCATAGCGTCAAGGATGTGGTCTAACTCGACATCATCCGCGACCAGATTGCGGCAATGCTGGAGCCAAGGCTCGACATCATGGTCTGCAATCTTGTCGCTGCCCGATACGTCAGGGCGTGCGTTTGTCCACCTGTTGCCGTAGACCAAGCCGTCACGCGTCACCAGAACGTCATCGCCAGCGGCGAACGTCACAGCCGACAGCGCAGGCGCGCCGCGATCCTGACGGCGCTCGTCATAATAGACGGATGCCTGCACGCTGCGGGTTTTCTTATGTATGGATTTGCAGTCAACGTGCCGGAACAACGCGTTAAAGACGTTGCGGGCTATCTCCTGACGCGTCACCATGTCAAAATAGCAGTCATCGGACTGGATGTAAGCGAAACGCACGAACCATTCGCTTTGCTCCAGCCGTCCTGCTTCTTTCTTTTCGACCTCACGCACACGCGCTGCGGCTTCATCAGGAAAGGCGTCATTCGGCGCTATCTTTTCATACATCGACGCCAGACGTTCAGCGATTAACTCGTCACGCAAACCCGGCGTTACCTTCGGACCACCTTCATTGGCAACCCAATCAAGGAACGTGCGGCTGTCTAAGTCTTGGCAATGCCCGTGATAGCAGCAGAACGAACGGTCTAGCGGCTTGTAGCGTGCCTCGACCATGCCGTCGCTATGCTCTTGATGGTTAGGACAGACGATGCCGCACCAGCCGTCAGCGTTAGGGTTGCTAAGGACTAGGTTGTTGTCCGCAAGCCATGTCAGGACGTTGTCAAGGCCAGTGTCGCGCAACTGCACTGCTTTATATTCGGCTGTGTCGCCTTCCTCTGGCGTGACACCCAGCGCCTCACAGATTTCGCCCAGCGTGTATTCCCGCTCAGGGTGGAACTCTACCAGCCGCGCAGGAAAGTTATTGCGCCCGCGCTTCAGGTTGACGCTCCCGGGAATACGGCAGTTGCGAACGGCGTTAGTCGCGCCGGGATCAGTGTAGCCCGCGTCCGCGATGGCCTTGATGGCAGCGCAGAAGTCACCCTTGCGTGGCTGTTCGCTGAACGCGTAGCCCCACTGGAACGAACCTTCGCTGGTTTCCAATATCCATGTCGGGTCAAGCGGCGGCTGTTTCGACTTAGTGCCGACATCATCCAGCATCATAAACAACACATACTCGACGTTGCTGGACTTGGCGGACGGCTTGCCGTCTACGAAGCGGTCAACGATGAACGAGCCTGTGTTGACATACCATGCCTCGCCTTCTTTCATGCGGGTCTTTTCTGGCAGGAACGCAGGGAAGGTCGCCTTCGGCGCGCCGTCTGCATGGAATATCAAATTGCCGTCGCTGTCATGCTGCGGCTTCTGACGCACGACTAAAGCCGTCTCGCCGACATTGTCTGTCGCCAATCCGGTTATATACTCTATAAACTTAGTGCGATCCTCACTCATCGCTTGCTCCTCTATTTGCCGTAACGTTCCATTATTGCCACTTCTGCGTTCAGGGGCAACCCCGACGCCCAAGGTGGCGGCTCACACATAATCTGCACCAGCCGCGCTGCGGCGGCTTCGGCTTCATCCTCTGGCACTTCCAAGACAATTTCGTCGTGAATGTGCAGCACTACGTTATCCAATCGACGCAAGGCGTGGCGCAGCAAGTCATTAGCGACAGCCTGCGTGATGTTCTCACACGCCAGACCGCGCCACAGCCGCGCCCTAGGCCACTCTTTAGCGTCTGCGGCTGGCTTCCATGAAGCCTTAGCATAGGTCAGATTGCCTTCCTCGTCGAAACGGGCGAAAGGATAACATAACACACGTCCAGACGGAAGCGCATACCAAAGATGCAATCCATCAAATAAATATGTGACGCGGCCAATGGTAAACTCACGGCCCTTGTTCCGCATGGCACGCATATAGGTGTCCTCAAGGCCAGACCAGTAAGGCACGGCCCATTTGTTAGCGCGGCGCCATGCGTCCACCATGCGCTTCGCGTCGCTCTCCGACATTAGCAAGCCGTAGATGCGGCCCATGCTGGCAAACGCACCGACGCCGCCGGCGAAACCACACGCCAACTCTTGAACTTTCCCGATCTGGCGCTGGTCTTTGTCAACGTCATCATAGCTGACATGGAATGTTGCAGCGGCGTTGTGTTTGTAAACGTCCTCACCCTTGGCAAAGATGTCCAGCTTGTGTTCGCCGAAGGTGCTGTTGGATGCCCACGGCGTCACCCGCGCTTCGATAGCGGCCCAATCGGCGACGATAAGCCGCTTGCCTTTGTCGGCCATCAGCGCAGGGCGTAGCATCCCCTTCAGCACGTCCGTCACACGGCGGCCATAGTCAGGGACTATTCTGTGGCCGCGCACCATAGCCTGCCGCACTAATGCAGGGTCGTCGGCACACTTTCGCGGGAAGTTATGGACTTGAAGCCCAAATGATGAAGCACGGCCAGTAGCACTGCCTCCTGCGAATACAAACGCTCCTCTAACACGAAAATCTTCCTCATCAGCGAGCGCCGCGGCCCGCTCGAATTTCGCCACGGACGATGCCCAGAGATCGTCCGCGCACTGTATGACATCAGCAACTTCCGCCGGTATTTCATCAGGGTTCCCTTCTGCTAACACCAACAGGTTGGCGCGCACGTTCTTATCTAAGCACCTATGTTCGCGGTCGTTCTTGACAAGCGTCATAAGTTTACGGGACTCAGGGCCGACGCGGTCCCAAACCCAGTCCTTCATACGCGTGCTGCGAACGCTTGTAATCTCTCGCTTGGTTATTTCGCACACCAAGTCCTGTATCTCAACTGTTTCTGCGTTTGAATACGCAACCGCCGCCTGCGCCAGCGGCTTGTCAAGCAGGACGCCGCGGTCGTTGATGCGCTCGTTGACGTGATAGTCGGCCAACTCTTCAGCCGACAGTGGGCGCTGCGCCTGCGCGATAGCGCGCATGGCCCGCACGTCCTGTTCGCAATAGTCAACCATCTCCTGCATCAGCGCCGCGTCCTCGCGGAACGTGCCGTCGCCTTGCGGAACGGACAACAGGCGGATTAGCTGACTGCCGCGATGGTCTTTCTTCATGGTCGCACCAGCGAAGCGGCCCACATCCTCAAGGCTACCCGGCGCACAGTTGGCGCGGGCTTGCGCTGCGGTGCAGTAGAACTGCTCCAGCTTGAAATCGACCTGAAGGACATACCAGAATATCAGGCGCTCGAACGCTGCGTTGTGCGCGTATACAAGCCCTTTGTGATCTTTGACGGCTTGCGGGAAAGGCTCACCGGGGAGCCACGTCCGCACGTCTTCGTCATCAAATGCGTAGGACATGCACAGCACGTCGGTGCTGGCGTCCTGCGCGTAGTTGTAGACGCCACGGCTGCGAAGGTCGCAACGGCTGCGCGTCTCAAAATCACAAAATAAGATAGACATAGAAGTTCTCACTCTTCTGCTACTCGCCGGGACGCGGTGGCGCCCCCCGGCTTTCGCACCCCTTAAACTACGCGACGACGACGACGCGCACCTTCAGCGGCTTCAGGTTCAGCGGCGACTTCCAACTCCGCATCCTCTGTCTCTTCAACTGCACTTGCGTCCATCGACACCCAATCAGTGATGTCAAAGATAGGTGTATAGATGCGACCATAGGTCTTGTGCTGATAATGCTCTGACGACAGCGAGAGCAACGGCACAGGCTTAGTCTGGTCCTTGTCCACCTGATCGGCGATGGCAACAGCCAATGCCTGCACAGCACGCTTGCCGCCGACTGATGTAGCCGTGAAGCGCGCCTGCATGTCCTTGTCTTCGCCGTTGGTGCAGACCAGCATCATGCCGACTTGCATTTCCCAACCGCGCTGTGCGCCTGCTGGCGCTGGTTCCAACTCTGGCAGCGGCTCTGACACCGGCACCAGCTTTTCAGCCAGCACTTCGCCGTTACCCCATGCGATGTAGCCATGAACGAACGAAAACGGATTAGCGGCCCACAGGCTGCCGTCTTCGACTTCGGTCTGGTCTGCACCGAAAACCCAATGGCCTGTCTTGTCCATCTTGAGGATGACTGTGCCGCCCGGCGCAACTTCCGATTGGATGGAACGCAAAGCGCCAGAGAGCGATTTAACGGACGGCAAGTTAGCGCCGCCAAAAGTAGTGATATTCGACATTATATTGTACCTTTCTGTTTACTGTATTTTAGACATGGCTTTGGTAAGCGTCTGTCCGATTTGCAAAACCGCTGGCCGAGGATCATTCTCCGGCGCAAGGGTAGAGCCTGTTGAGACGGCGACAACTAAGTCCGCCGGCAATTCTATCTTGGCTTTCTTCAAAGCCTTTTCCGCTTGGGCTGGTGACAGCGGCTTGGGTTCGCCCCATGCCTCTATACCCGCTTGGGTCATAAATGCTACAGCCTTATCTTCATTTGTCCACTGTCTTGTGGCACGTTTGTTGACCAGCTTCCAGCCGGGGACTTTGCGGCCTTCTTCCAGAAGGTTGTGCGCCATCTGCTGCAAATCCTTGAGGAACCCTTCAATCAGCGGCGCCTGTTCCAGATAATGCGCTATCTGGTCAATCGGCAGCGCGTCCATCTTGGCTTTCAGTGCGCGGTCTACAGCGCCCGTCATCACAGGGCAGATCGGCTTGGCCGCGCACCACTTGCAATGGTCGCCTGACGCCAACGGCGCGTCTGGACGCATGGCAATCTTGACGGCAGCGGCAAGTTCTTTCTCGAACGCGTCAACGCGTGCGATGTCTGTCACCCACCGCTTGACGTATGGCGGCTGCACGATGATCAGTTCGACTTCTTTTGCGCCCTCGAAAGCCCAAGCCGTATCCGCCGTGCGTTTAGCTGCCGCAGCGTAGAAGAGTAGCTGGCTGTTTTCTTCGACTTCGACAGCCACGCCATCACCAAACTTCCAATCCAGAACGACCGCTCGATCACCAAGGCGACCAAGAAGATCGGTAGAACCAAAAACGTCAGGCAGAAAATCACCAAAGCCAACCCTGCTCTCAACAGCATATTCCATCTCCCCCTTAGGGTCTATTTCATCCAGCGCGCGCAGCGCCGGTATCAGCTTGTCATCGACCAGTGCTTCAGTCAGCACGGTCTTCTCATAGGTGGTGCCGACCAAGCTATACGGGTCAAGGTCACGCTCTAATATGGTGGCTATAGTGTCATGCAGGAGCGTGCCTTCGTCGGCGTAGCTGCTGCTGGGCTTCGGCGGTACTGTGTCCACCAGCGCCACGCTGCCGGGGCAGGCGATGACGCGTTTGGCGGTAGAGCCGCCGACTATCTTACTATGCTGCATACTGAACCTTCCTTTACTGTTTGAACGGGCATCATACAGACAACAAAATTTGATGCAAGCCTTGAAATGCAAAAAATTTTGTAGTAGCTAACCCGCATGACTGAGAAAGAAATAGAGCGGTACTTCTGTAAACGTGTGCGGGCACTCGGCGGTTTCGCCTACAAATTCCGCAGCGTTACGCAGATCGGTGTGGCCGACCGCATAGCATGTATGCCCAACGGCGAGGCTTGGTTCGTGGAACTGAAGCAGCCTAACGGTCGGCTGTCTGCGTTGCAGCGTATCTTTTCTGATGAGATGGCGCACACCAAGCAGCACTACGCCTGCCTGTGGTCAGTAGAGGATGTGGACGCATGGCTCAAACGCTTCAGCTAAGGCCGTATCAGGAGCAGGCGGCGACGTTCCTGTACGAACGCGACCGCGCCATGATCCTTGCGCCTGTCGGCGCGGGCAAGACCGCCATCACCTTGACGGCGATGGACGAGATGCTGCGCGACGGCCATGTCAAACGCTGGCTGGTGGTAGCGCCGAAGCGCGTCTGTACGGATGTGTGGCCTGTCGAAGCACCGAAATGGTCTGGCGTCGCTCCTGCGCTGGCTGTCGGCACGCCAGCGCAAAGGGTGGATGCGTTGCGGAGCGACGCCAGTGTCGTCGTCATTAACTATGACAACCTAGATAAGCTAGAGGATTTATCTGGCTTCGACGGGATTGTGTTCGACGAACTGACGCGGCTGAAGAACCCCAGCGGCAAACGCTTCAAGGCGCTGGACAAGCTGCTGGCTAACGTCAAGGTACGCTGGGGCTTGACAGGATCGTTCACGGCGAACGGCCTTGAGGATGTCTTCGGTCAGTGCAAGATCATCGACCAGACGCTGCTGGGCCGCGCCAAGGGTGCGTTCCTGCAACAGTATTTCATCTGCACCAACCGCGACTTCGGCCAGTGGGTTCCGGCAGCCGGCGCTCTCGAACAGGTGATGGCGCGTATCAAACCGGCGACGTTCGTGCTGGAGCCGGGCGAGTATAAGGACAAGCTGCCGCCGTGTCATGTTAACGAAGTGCGCGTTTCGTTAACAGATCGTAAACCATATGATGAAATGAAGCGCCAATATGTAACACGTTTCGGCGACGACCAGATCGTAGCGCAGAACGCAGCGTCGGTGACAACCAAACTGCAACAAATGGCGTCAGGCTTCGTGTACAACCGCGACGCAGGCACGCCGTCCATATGGTTCAGCAGCCACAAGTTTGACCGGCTGGAAGAACTGCTGGCGGAGAACCAGCGGGCCAACACCATCGTCGCCTACACCTATCAGGAAGAGTTGGCGGAACTGAAGCGCCGCTTCCCGCACGCGCAGACGATGGACGACGACAATGTCATCGAACGCTGGAACCGCGGTGAGGTCGAGTTGCTGCTGGCGCACCCTAAGTCGGCAGGACATGGCCTGAACCTACAGCATGGCGGCTGCCACATGGTGTTCCTGTCGCTGCCGTGGTCGTTGGAACTGTACGAGCAAACGGTCGGGCGCCTGCACCGCAGCGGCCAGACCAAAGATGTCTGGGTCTACGTGATGTTGACCGAGAAAAGTATTGATGAACGCATATGGGCGGCGCTGCACGACAAGCGTGCGGTGTCCGACATAGCATTAGAGGAGTTGAAAGATGCGATCTAAGTTTTTCCATTACGTCTGCCGTTATGTTAATAACGAAGGCGCGTGGCTGGCTGGCTATTATGATAAGGACGCCGCCGACCGACCGCCAGCGATGATGATCAAAGGCGCCGGAATTAAAGAAGGCGACCAAATCTCCATCTCGTATCTTGAGCAGCCCGCAACGGCTAGGCAGATTGTAGGACTTGACAAATGAGTAAACTGAACTGGCGGTCGATGATTGCCGTGCTGTCCGACCTTACGGAAGGCGAACTAAAGGATGCGCTGGACGCGGAACTGAAGACGCACAAGCGCCCGGCCATCGCCCGGCGGTTGCATCAGCGTTACTCTGCGATGCGGACGGCGCGCGAACGCGGCGAGATTATGATGAGGCTAAAGAAATGACAGACCATGCAGCGGCAACCGCTGAAGCACTAGAAATGGTGATTGCCATGCTAAAGGCAGGGCAATCACCTGAAGACTTAGGCCCGATGGTTATACTGATCGGGCGTATGATGGCTAGGCGAACCTAAGCTAGATATTGCGACAGCGCCGTAGCTGCTGCGCCGATGATGGCGAGTATGCCGGCCAGCTTGGCTTTCCAACCAAGGGCAGGCTTCGGCGCTTCTTCCATCGGCAAGATTTTACCGGCGGCTTCTTTCACGACAAGTTTCGTGATGAGGTTCTTTAAGTTCATGTTACTCTCCTTACAGCCAAGAAGCGTATTTCTTGGTTTTCAGTTTGCGGTCGTCGAGGCCATGTGTACCACCATTGATACGCTTTGTCAGCGCAAGGATTGCAGCGTCGCCGACGCCTTGGTCGCAGATGCCCCACAGCTTGTTCCGGTCGAAGAACCACAACGCGCTCTCGAAGCACAGTTCACCAGCCACAAGGTCAGGGTTGTCCATGACTTCAGGGCGGTTGATGTAGTTGGCAAAGGCTTGATAGTTGTCATGTCCGGTAAGCTGAAGCGCACCACGGCCACGGAACTTCCAGCCGTCGCCGCTGCTCTCAGGGCCGTTGCCCATGCGGTTGGCGTAGACGCGGTTGGCGATTTTCATCGGCTGGCGTTCGTAAGCGCGGGCCAGTGCATCGGTCGGGAAGTACTTACCAAAGATGCCGCGCAGACCCTTCGCGCTGTAGTTTAGGTTCTCGCTGAACGCCTTGAAGCCGCCCGACTCATGCGCCGTTTGAGCAAAGAAATGTGCAGCCCGATCAGGTGATAATTTATAAAAAGCCGCAGCCGCCTTAAATGTACCCGGACCGAACGCACCATCTGCCGTCACCCCTATCTTTTTCTGTAGATTTACAAGGCTCATTTACCCGCACTCCGCCAATCAGGAAAGTCATTTTCGTCAACCACGCCGTCGCCATTGGCGTCGTAGCGCAAGTCGTTACGGTACTTCTCCCATGGGGCCATGTCATCATCATCGTCTTCTTCAGGCTCGTCAATAAAGACTGTGGCCTGCGGATCGTCGTACACCTTCGGCGCCATCGCTGGCGTCAGTTCAAGCGGCGCTTCTGGCTCTGGTGCCGGCGCAGGCTCAGGGTCGGCGTCACGCGCATTGGCGTTGAGGCTCAAGCCGCCCAGCAGCCCGACAAGCGCACCGATGATGGTCTGGAACGCAGGGTTAATCATCTCAAGGACGGCAGTGCTGTCCACTACGTCATTAGGTACGAACATGCCAACGACCAGCGCCAGCACGACGACAAGGATAACTGCCGACAGCGTGACGATTGCCACACGCACGACAAACTCAACGGTGTCGTTGACGCCGTCATGCTTGCTTTCAAAATTATTCAGGAAGCTCATTTTCTTCATCCTTTTTCTTCTTTTGCATGGCGCCGCTGCCCTGCCCCGCCATAAGTCCTGCCAACGCCCCGACAATGAACGTCGCTATCGGGTTAATCAACTTGAAAAACTCAGCGTCGTTAGGGGACTGCCCTTCCATTGGCTGCGATACAAACACCAACGAGTATAGCACAGTCGCAACGATGAACGTCAACGTCAGCGACAGGACGATGCCGACGATGAACCGCAGCAGTTCTTCTGGCGTCCATTCGCTAGTCGGCTTCATCTTCATCTTCTTCGCCCGTATTTATCAGCCACTCAGTGCAGTAGCCCATAGCGATGCATCGCGGCTTCTTGCAGAGTTCGTCTTCCCAATTCGCTGGGTCTTGGCAATCGTAGCGGTAGCGATCTTCGCAGCCAACAAGCACCAGCGCCGCCAGTAGTAAACTGACTATACGCATACGCCCCCCTTAGACGCCTTTTTGCAGCACGTTCATTAATATGCCGATTAGCAACACAATGATTGTGCCGGCGGAAGTCATGCCGACTTTTTCAATGCGCTTCATCCGCGCGCAGATACTTTCGTACCGGAACGCGCAGACCTGTTCGTGCGTGTTGAGTTGTGCTTGGGTCTGGTCGATAGTTGTCATTGTTAACGTCTCATAGTATTAAGATTTACGAACTGCTTTTCTTTAGGTAGCCTGCCGTATATCGGCGCGGCATACCCTTCAGAAAAATCTACATCTACCAGTGGTTCACCGGATTCAGGGTCTACGTCAGGAAAGTTATACTGCTGTGCGACTTGCGCGGCTATCTGAGGCCTAAACATTTCGCGGGCAGGCGTGCCCCGCGCCTGATCTATCATTGCGTTCACCCTGTTAGTGGCAAGCCGGTTAGCGGCAGCGTTAGATGCCATGCCAGTGCCTGCCATTGTGAGGCCCAAGCCCGCTAACCACGGCGAACCGCTGTAGGCCGCTGTACCGGACCCGGTCAACAAGCCCGCAGAAGGGATTGCGCGGAGCATTTCAGGTGTTGTTGTGGGTATTCTAGGGCCAAACACCCCAAGCCCTTGAAGCGTTGACAGACCGCCGGTGCCGCGGCCCAAATCTTTTATCTGTTTTTGAATGACAGGATCAAAAGCCCGCTTCTTACTTTCGCTTTTACTTACCGACCGCGCCGCCGCCCGTATCGTATTAGCGGACAGCCCTTCCGCAGTATCGGTTGCTTTTTCTACTATCATATTTTTGATATTGTCAGCTTGGCTTTTGCGGCGATACGCCGTCCGCGCTTCTTTTATAGCGGACGCTGCACCGGGGGCATCGCCAGCTATGACAGCGTTAGCGGGCGGCGCGTCCACAAAGTCGTCGATCTGCCGAATAATATTGGATGTTAAGCGGCGCTCGTCTTTATCAAGGCTACTCCCAGCGGTCCGCGCGACGCGGCGTAAAATTTCCATTTGTGAAAACGAAATCGGCGTGTTATTTTTTTGAGCGTCAGCTATAACCTCATCTATACGCTGTAAAACGCGGTTCACCCTTGGGTGGAGAACCTCATCAAACTGCACTTTAGGGTCGGAAAGCGACGTGCGAATGTTCTGGGTTAGTTGTGAAATAGCAGCGGGGTCGAACTGAACGCCCGCTTCCTCTGCACGCAAATACGCCGCATTTGTTAGCCGCTCTAATTCATCAGATGTGACAGGTGTAGCGCGCGGCGTTGCCAGCCGACCGCCAGCCATGCCGCCAGCCACCGACAAGCCAAACTGTGCAAGAGGATTTTCAACGCCAGCATACTCACGGGCAATCGTAGGAGCCGCAGCCGCGCCAGCGCCAGCCGCAGTCTGCACGCCGGGGCCGCGACCAAGTTCCTGCATGACGTTGCGAGTTACGCCGGGGCCGCGACCAAGTTCCTGCATGACGTTGCGAGTTACGCCGGGCGTAGTAGTCCGCGCAAGTTCTCTAAATGCTGTTGCGCCGCTTAGTCCCCCGCCAGCGCCTTCGACAGTACGGAACAAAACTTCTTGCCCCGGCGTCTGCGGCTTACGTCCGATGCCGACATTTAGATAAGCACGACGTATTGTCTCTGACGGCAACGGAATACGATCAGCGTCGAATAGCGTCGCACCTAAGTTATATATGGCTGTACCAAGGTCAGCAACACCTAGCGACGTTACACCGGCAGCAGCGCCAAGAGGCGCGCCAAGACCGCCGGTAGGGATGCCGGTCGCCGCAGCACCTAGCCCCGCTGCCGTAGCGTAAGGCAACAGTGCGCTGGAGATAACACCCGCGTATTGTGCAGCCGAACGGTCAGGTTCGGGTTCGGATTTGACCGGCTTGGCGGGCGCGGCTGAAATATAACCGATAATCTCCGCGTCCGTATACCCAGCTTCGCGCGCGGCGGCGGCATCAAACGCTTCCTCAGCGGCTAAGTAGTCAGCAATCTCTGCGTCGGTGTAACCCGCAGCGCGCGCGCCTTCGACATCAAACTTAGCCATGCTTACTTTTTCCTACGGAAAGAGTCGAGAGAAGGTCTATCTTTGCCGCCCGCCCCGCCAGTTGTGGGTGTCCGACTGGATGCAGTACCCATACCATATTCGCGGTCTACGCGCTTTAATATGTCTGTAACGGCTTGGTACCCTTGGGTAGCGTCTGACAAAGAAGCCAATGTAAGTTGAAGTTCTGTGTTTGAGTCGGCTTGTTTTGACGATAGACCCATTGCAGCCGCCATCGCGGAAGCTAACAGTTTACGAGAAGAAGCAATGTTTGCTAGTGAGTCGTTGGCCTTAGTGCCAAACATTTTTTGTATTTCTTGACCCGGCGCGCTGACGCTAAGATAATCAAAAATATTTTCCGCCACGCCGCGCTCAGAAGACCCGATGGCTTTGGCCCTGTTAAGTTTATCATATTCTTTAAGCATGTCGGCTACGAGGCTTGAAACGCGCCTCTTACCCGGCAGCTTAACTGCTTCACTGACAGTTACTGGCGTACCTGTGCCTGCGCCTGCGGGCGTACCCGCGCCTGTACGTGTAGCAACGTTGCGGCGAGGACCGCCGGCGCTTTCAACCTGAATAATTTTATCGCGGACTTGCTCCCAAGGCACGTTTGTATACTGGCCCGGACGGTTATTAGGTAGGCCAGCCCAAGTGTCTTTAAGATTTCCGCTCTTGCGGTCGTTGTAAAGTGCTTTTGCAAGCTGCTCTTGAACGTCTGGGGTAAAGGTCTTGTTGCGCCAATTAGGGCCAAGAACTTTTGGTGCGTATTCTTGGAGCGTTCCGTAGGTAAACTGATATGTACCGACAGCGCCGGTGCCTATATTGGGGCCTTTACCAATAGCGCCGCGGGTGTTGTTGATAAGCTGGCGCTGGAATTTTTGGACTTCACCTATTGTTGACTGCGAAATAGGCTTTGACGGCGAACCATATTCGCCGAAACCATACACAACATCCGCAGTGTTGCCGCGTCCCGCCGTACCTACGGATGGGCCGCCGCGCGGCCCACCGACAGCCGGTGCAGGCGGAGTTATGCCTTGAGGCGCAACCGGCGGTGTTATCGTCGGTTGCCCTGCGCCTACGCCGCCGCCAACTGCGTATGGCGACCTAACACCAGAACTGATAAGAGTAGGTGTGCGCGGAGGCGGGGTAAGGTCTTGATTTGGATCGCCGATAGTTGCTTCAGCAGCGACACCCGTAAAGGGATTTACGTTAAATAGTCTGTTATCAACAACTTCTGAAGTAAACTTAGCGCGTTCTGGCGCCACATTAAGCCTGAACAGTTCTTGACCAAAAGTAGGTGAGTTAGCGTTGTTATCGGTAAATACCGTATCGTCACCTATCTGTGTTTCTTTTACGTCGGGCATAACAAACTTAAGCGCGGCGCGCGCCGGTTCAGACTGCGCGATAAATTGCAGTGCGAACAGTTTGCGGTCATTTGGGTCGGATATACCCTGTATTTGTGACAGCACACCACCAAATTTTTCAGGGTCCATACCAACCGAGGCAAAAGTTTGGGCGGCTTGGCCTAAACTTGCGTCGCTTGGGTCACGTAATATACCTATCAAGCCGGTGCCTAACGCAGACACTAATGCTGTTGATTGGTCCATACTAAACTTTTCTACGTCGCGTTTTTCCCGCGCTTGGTTAATATCCATCGTTTGCTGCGCCAGCGCGGCTTGACGCTGCGCCGCTTCTTGTTGGCGCGCCATGTTCATCATGTTTGCATACTGCGCGGTCTGACGCGCAGGATCAGGAAGCTGTGGGTTACGCGCCTGAAGTGCTATCATCTGGTTAGCCATGTTTTATCCGTCGTCTGAAAGAGGGTTGTATAGTGCGCCGCGCCCCGTGCCGCCCGGTGCGTTGCGGTTGTAATAGCCCATTATAGCTTTGTTCATAGGCGCGTTAGATGCGTATCCGCCTATCTGACCCAACGCGTTTGTCAGCGCGTTAGCAGAGCCGATGTAACCAGATGCGCGGGCTTGACCTGCGTTGTAGATGTTCGACGCTTGGTTCTGGCCCATCTGTCCAGCAGCGCCTGTCATTACGTTGGTGGCTGACTGACCTGAACCCATCAGCGATTGGAGCGGATTAAGGCGTGCTGCGCGTTCAACCTGATAGCGGTTAAACGCGTTCTGATATTCTTGGCTGGCTAAGTCTTGGCCGAAACGCTGCACACCCTTCAGAGTGGAGCCGGACAGCAGGCTGCCGCGTGCGGCTGCCGACCGCTCTAGCGCCTTCATGCCTTCCGCTTGGCGGAAAGCATAGCCGGGGTCTTGCTGGAATTGATCTGTACCAAAGGCTCTCGCCATGCTGCCGTAACCGGGTGCGGTCTTGTCACCGCCGATACCCAGCAACTGCATAATCTCATTTTGCGCCGTCATGCCGCCTTGGCGAAACGGCTCTTGCAATTCCATCTGCTTCTGAAACATGCGTTCCTGTGCAGCGTTAGCGTCTTGAGACGCTTGGACTTGTGCCCTAGATGCTTTTTTAGACGCTTTGCTGGCGATTGCGCCGCCGGCAATCGCGGATGTAGCTGTTATAGCTGCTGCTGCTGCCAAACCCATTTTACGCTTCCTTCAGTTGCAAACGGTACGCACTACCGTGATCTTGCGCGCCAAGGCGCTTGTATAGCATGGAAATACGGGGGCCGGAACCCCTTTTCCCTGCCTCAAAAAACACTTCGTCAACCCCTTTATTTTTTAGTTCTTTAATTGCTTCGCGTTGCAGTTTCAATCCCAGACCGGGGAACTCTGGCGACGCGAAGAATGTGGTGTTCGTAGCGGATAAAATGTCCGGCGAAGTCAGCGACGGCGATATTAGCGTCATCAAATAACCAAACATACGGCCATTACACCGCGCAGTCATTATCTGCATAGCGCCAACATTGTCCAGCGCGCGCATCAACGGCAAGTTTTTATTCTGCCAGTTGCCCGGTGTTTCGCCAACTTCCACAAGATGTTCGTCAAATAGCTTGTCGGCATCCTGCACCCAGCTATCAAAGTCTTCTGTCTGAAAAGTGATACCTTCGGGCGGCTCGTCTACTTTCGGCGTCAGCGCCGCTATCGTCTGGTGTTTGGCAATCGACGCCAGCTTTTCCATAGCAGGGGCGTAGGCGGCGTAGTGACGCATCATCGCAGGCATATTAATCTGAACATTGACCGGCGCCATCTGCGCCCAATGCGCGGAGTCATGCGGCTGCTGAAGGCAATGCTCAAACACGGCGGCGCAAACGTCTTCTTCGTTCAGGCTGTCAAACGACACTGACAAGACGTTGGGCAGCCGTGCTTCAATCTGGTCTAGGCTGCGGTCCAGCTTGAGCAGTATGGCGTCAAGTTTGTCGCGGTCAAACTGCGTGCCGGGTATGTTCATTAGACTTTCGGCAACTTCGTCACGCGGGCGACGTACAACCAAAACGCGGGCGTCGGGGGCAAACTTGTTTAGCAGTCGCCACCAAGGTGCGGCGGCTGTCTCCGCAGTGCCGATGTTAGGTTGCGAGAACCATGCCTGCACGTCGTCAAGGCTACGCATATGCCGTAACTCTTCGTGGCCGCACATCCATTCACCATAAGTCAGAAAGCGGGACAGCCAAGCTGACCGCGATCTGGGTAATGAAAATACGGCGAAAGGCGGCATTAGCTAACCAGACGGCCTGACGCGCGGATGTTGATGGCCGACGCCGTGCCAGCGATGGTGCTGATGAAGCCATTGTTCGGCAGCACATGGCCGACCAGTTCAGGGAACGTATACGTCTCTGATGGCTGGAGCGTTTTGGTCTTGACAATCAAGTTGCTGTCGCTGGCGCTGCCCGCAGCCGTCACAAGGTTGACGCTGATCGTCGCCGCCGCGATGCTGTAGTTAGTCGCGGTAAACTTGTCGATAATCGTCTGCACGCCATTCGACGTATACTGTGTCGTTTGCGCGTTCTCCGCCGTCTTAGCGGGGATGATGTTACTAATGGTTACGGCCATATCTGGTTCCTTAATACAGCAAATTGTTAAACGAAGCGGCTTGCATAATAACCCAATTTGTGCCGTTTGACACTAGGGTAGCCCAATTTCCAGACACGTTCAGCAAAATTGACGTTCCGGCTGCGCCACCACCCTGCGGTACGACGTTGCTGGACGCAGAGTCAAGGTTCTGGTCTTGGTTGTTCTGGAACGTAAGATAGCGTCCGACGTTGGTCGCAGCGGCTGGCAGCGTGACAACGCAAGTCGATCCAGACTTGTTGTTGATGATCCATGTCTCGTTGTACGCGACCGTAAAGTCAGCCGTCTTAGTGACAGGGCCGGTCAATGCGGGTATCAGCGCCCGTATAGCTATCTCATCTAGCGGTGGTGGTGACAGGGCCAGCGCCTGTATTTCGCTTTGCACAACGGCCAAGTCAGATGCGGACGCGCCGTCAGGCTGCGTTTCTGTCGTCTGCGCCAACGACTCCAACATGGCGTCATAGGTCGCTATCAGCGACGTAGCGTCCGGCGCCAACTCAGTTTCTTCTTGGTTGGTCTGCGTAGCTGTCAGCAGCGACAGAAAGAACCGATACCATTCACGGCTAATCGCGCCTGACCGTGGGTCGAGCAGGGCCACACGCGGCGGCGTTAGCTGTGTAGGGTTGATCGGCGAATACGCCATCAGGCACGCGTTCCGCTGAGGAGCAGTTCAGCACCCATGATGTAAATCCGTACAGGGTCGGTGCCTGACACTTCGTAGACGCGGTCACGTATTTTCATCGTCGCGCCAAGGCGGCGCCAGATGGTACGATAACCAGACCGGCCAATACGGCCCATCGACTTCCAGTGTTCGCTGGACCATGTGTGGCCGCCATCGTCCGACCAGCGCAGCATGGCTTGCGGGTTGCTGCCTTGGCCTAAGTTCAGACCCACGCCTGTCTCGCAGTCAAGCTGCATGGAGTGCTGGATAGTACGCGCAAGGTTGTTAGCGCCTGTCGGCAGCGCGCGCCATGACCGCAGCCATTTCTGCGGTGCGCCATCGTCAGCGTATACGTTTAGGTCGAACGAATAAATCTTGCCGTTCTGATAGTCGCCGACAACCGTGGTGGCGTTGAAGAACATCTGGCTGCTGGCGCGGTGACGGTTAAACTCGCCGTTAGCGAACGACGCCCGCTCATGCCATGCGCCTGTAGCGACATCATACACCCATGTGGTATTGGCGGTGGGGAAGTTCAGGACGTAGAAGCTGTGGCCGTCCTGCTGATACGTGTAGCCGGTCGCGTCTGAGATGTCGGCATACTCTTGCATCTGCCATTCGATAGCGTGCGTAGACACGCGCTGGCCGATGTAGCCAGCGGCCCTGTAGACAATGCCTTGGCCGCGCGCATCCTTGCCTAGCCAATAGACTTGGTTATCCATCTTGGCGATGCTGTACGGCGCCGCGCAGCCTAGTTCGTTGAACGCACCTTGGATACGCGTCAGCGGAAAGTCGAGCAGCCCTGCGTCGTACCAGACTTCGGTCGAGTTGGTGCCGAACACCCACACTTCGCGGTGGTCAACAAATATAGCGACCACATTGTCGGGGTTGCCTTCGGCGCTGGCAAACTCCAGCGGGTCAACGCTGGTGCCGTCAAGCAGCGACGTAACCCAAATCTTTTGGCTGTTGGGTTCGTTGAACGTGAAATAGCCGTCGATGTAGCCGACCGTAGCTGCGCCGGGGAAGTCAGGGTCAGTGATCTGCTGAAACACGTCGGTGCTGGCGTTGTAGATATAACCTAATGGGTTAGCAGCGATGAATAGCTGCGTGCCGTTGTCAGCCATGCTGACAGGGCCAGAGCCGCCCACCGTACCTTTAGCGACAGCGTTCCAGTTGTTGTCTACCTGAAACAGCGTTGGGCCAGAGACGACATAGCCGTAATCGCCATAAGTCCACATGCCGCGGATCGGACCGATGCCGATAGTCGCCAAACGGGTAAGGCCGGGCGCGCGCTGAAGGAACGCTGGTTCCTTGCCGCCTTCAGGGACAATCTCAGGAAACAGGTTAACCATGCGGTTGTCGGCGGCGTTGACGCTTCTAGCGACATACGCCGACCCAAGGATCGGCGTCTTCATTAGTAGTTCCCGGCGTAGACGTTGAACCGCTGGCGTGTCGCTACAAGGCTGTATGGCATCGACATGATGTCATCAGGGTTGTTGATGCGCTTGATGTTACGCTTCGACGACATCGCCAGACGGCGGACTTGTGCGGAAGGTTCCGTACCAAACTCAGGCGCCATTTCGCAGGCCAAGTTATAACGGAACGCACGCAAATAGCCGGGCGGGAAATGCAGTTGCGTTGCCAGCGTTGCAGGCTGTGTCAGTTCTTCAACCGAAATGAAATGCCATTCCAGTTCGCGCGTCGGGCGCGGATAGATGTACATCTCAACGTCAGGGTACGTCATGTTGACGAAAATGACTTGCGGGTATGTCGATGTGACCGACTTGACCGCGATGCCGTTATACTGCTGCTGGTTGATGAATTTGATGCCGTAGCTGACGCCCGTGCCGGGGTCTTTGAAATAGGTGCTGTCTTCGAGCAACACTGGACGGTTGCCACTGAAATCGCCGCTGGGGCCAAGCGTGCGGAATAGCTGGCCTGCGGGCCACAAGAACACTTGGTCTTGCGTCGAGAAGACGGACAGGCGCTCTGTGTTCCAGCTATCAATCATCTGGTTCATGGCGCGCAGAGCGTCTTGCGATGTCTCAGCCGATGGAACTTCGCCTTCTGCCAGAACGCCTAAAAGCCTAAGCGATCCGTTAATGATGTCCCCAGCCGTTTCCATTGGTTAGTCTTCCTGCGTTGTGCGGCGGCGACTGTTGCGCGCCGGCATTTCGTTTACTGGCGCCTCTACAGGCGCGTCAGGATTATAGCGTTCCCAGCCAAAATATTCATCAGAAATCGCTTCTTCTTCTGAAATAGCGACTTTTGCGCCGTGGACTTCGTGAACAAGATAGATAACAGCCATAAAAAACCTTTAAAAATGGACGGCCCGAAAGCCGCCCAAATTAATTATACGCAGTGAATAACCGCAAAGTTAATCACTACTGCTTCGCTCAAGTTACCAGCGGTAATGTTGCGAACGGTGATGGTGCATGATCCAGTAGCCTTGCTGGAAATCCAGCAGTTATATGCACCAGCAGTGGCACCCGCAGCAACGTTCAAAATGGTAACGTCTTTGGCGCCAATTGTGCTGTTGTTCAGTGTGAACGTCACGTTGGTTGTTGCGTTCAACTGTGCATTGTTCATGGTGATTTGACCAGCAGACCTGTTCAGCGTGACGGCAGTTGACTTATCTGTCAACTGAGTGACCGTACCTTGTGCTGCGGCGGTGTAGCCAAGTTCGCTATCAACATAAACGAAATCGGCGCCGTCGATGTTTTGGTCAAGGAAAGCGACGCCGATAGATTTTGTATTAGCCATTAGTTTTCTCCTGAAAAGGATGCCCCGACCGTAGCCGGGGCAAACCTATTAGCCAGCGATACGGTACAGGTTGTACGTTGTCGCGCTGGTTTTAACAGCACGGAACAATACGCTGCGCGATGCAACGCCTGCGCCTGAACCAACCAACGTCCAGCCAGTGCCAGCCGTGAGCGTAGGAACGCCAGTGCTGGTAGCAACCAAAGCAAAATCGAACGACGAGTTTACTTTTGCGCTGCTGACATCAGCGTTAACAACGCTAACAGCAGGAAGCGCAAGGTCAGCAGTGCTGCTTGACGTGTATACAACTGCGCCACCAGCCAAATCGGCAGTGGTCAGTGTAGCGCCTGCGGTGTACGCAGTAGGGATTGCGGATACGCCCAGCGTGACTTCGCCGAGGTTGCCGTCGCCAACTTGATAACCGCCGGCGCCATTAGGTAAAATAGCCATGATAAAAATCCTTTAAAATGTTTGGCCCTCGGCGAACCGAGGGCCATGTTTAAATTAACCCCACATCCGGACGGCCATTTGCGGGCGGATCGTGCTGTAACCATACAGAACGTCAATACGGCAAGGCATACGGTCGTTGTTGATGTCGTACTGACGAACAACGCGAAGCGAGATGCCGTTGTGTACCTGACGCGAAGCCATATCTACGCCTTGTGGGAGCAGAAGGTCGGCGGTTGCGAAGGTGATGGCGTCCTTGTGGTAGATGAGGTTCTGCGCGTATTGCGAGTTGGATGCACCAACGAACACAACTGCTTGGCTGTTGGCAGGCAGTGCATTGACGGTAGCAAGCGCGTGACCAGCCGAGTAGATCGGTGCAACAGTGATGCTGCCTGCGCCAGAGCCGTTGAGCAAGACATCAGCCAATGCAACGAACTGGAACAACGAACCTGTGCTTTCACGGGTCTGCGGGTTGACAGCAAAGCAACCGTTTACAGTGAACACGTCACCAGCCTTGACGGTGTCGTTAGCGCCAGCGCCAGTGATGGCGATGGTTGTTGCGCCTTCCGACGTTACAGCAGCCGAAGTCGAACCGCCGGTTGCGTCACGCGTACCAGTGGTGAACTGCTTGATGGACTGCGACATGTTGATTTCGTCGAAACCAAGTACGCCTGTACCCATCATGCCGTTCTTGAACTGCTTGCTGATCGTGTCAGTTGGGTTGAAGAGGCCCTTCATGCCTTCGACCAAGCCAGCGTTTGCGGCTGGGTTGACAGTGGCATAACGTGGCGACATCACGGCAGCGTTTTCGTTCAGCTTCTGCTGTGCAGCAAGAAGAACAGCCGAAGTAGCTGGCGTAGTGCCGGGCGTGCCGACCGAGTTACCAATGGTTTGGTAAGCGTTGGCAACGTCTGCGTCGATGCTCGAAGCAAGCTGCGAGATACGTGGCTTGAGAACACGCTCTGCGAAGTCGTCCAACTGCATGGTCAATTCAGCGGTCGTGAAGTTGACGCCGATGTGCTTCTGGTTGGCAACGGTCAGAGTTGTGAACTGCTCGTTGTCGTCCTGTACCTGAAGGGCTGCGCCATCAGTTACAAGTGCGCGGTCTGGAAGACGGATACGCAGGGTTGAACCAATTTTAGCACCTTCAACAGCAAAGCTGTCGTCGTACTGACGGTTTACGTTACGTGTAAGAACAAGGTTGTTTT